TTTAGGAGAAAACAGATGACAAGACAACCTTATCCAGACAGAGACACTGATTATATGGAGTCAATGTGGGGTACAAGGAGCTTGATCACCGATTACTGGACTAAACCTATGAAAAAACAAGAAAATAACCTTCTCAGAGAAGTCGTTGGAGACCATGTTCACGATCTAAAACGTCAAACTGTGCTTCATGAAGGAATTCGTAACGACGAAGACTATGATGATTGGGAATATGGCACTGAGCCAAGTTATGGAAAACCTGATAAATAGGTTTATGGTCTAAAATTATGCCTTTTCATGGCTTCAACCCGCAGATCCAGGGCATTTAAGGACATTTCTTTGTCTTTTGTTCCCCATCCTATCACAAAAGACCTTCCTGTGCTTGTAAATGAGCGTGCAATAGCACGCTCTGTGCGGAATTTAGTAGAAACTATCCCAACAGAAAGGTTTTTTAACCCAGATTTGGGATCTGATGTCAGAAATACACTATTTGACTTCTGCGATTACGGTACTGCTAGCATTATTGCTCAGCAAATCGAAGAAGTTGTACTAAATTATGAACAAAGGGTTGCAAATCTGAGTGTAGAAGTGTTTCCAAGACCCGATGATAACACTTTTGAGGTAACTATAGCATTTGATATCGTTGGACAAGATTTACCACCACAAAATATCTCTTTTATACTTGAGGTAACGAGATAAATGCCATTAACTAAATTTACAAATTTAGATTTTGATCAAATCAAAGAATCTATCAAATCTTATTTGAGAGCAAACTCAAATTTTACTGATTTTGACTTTGAGGGATCAAACTTTGCTGTCTTAATCGACACTCTAGCATATAACACCTATATTACGGCATTTAACTCCAACATGGTGGTAAATGAGTCATTTATTGACTCTGCTACCCTGAGAGAGAACGTAGTTTCTCTTGCTAGAAATATTGGATATGTTCCCAGATCAAGAAAATCAGCAAAAGGTCAAGTAAGTTTTAATATTGACTATACTGGGTCCAGTCCAACTGCAACTCTTACAAAAGGTTTGGTTTGTGTTGGTTCTGCGGACAATAGTTCTGTAGTATTTTCCATTCCAGAAGATGTTACAACTGCTAGTGTGTTGACTGGTCCCGATGTCAACGGAAATGGACCTAGAAGGGCATCTTTTAGCAATGTTGACATCTACCAAGGAACTTTACTTACAAAGACCTTCCAGGTCAATGCATCGGTAGATCAGAGGTTTATCCTCGATAACCCAGGAATCGATACTACTTCGATTAGAGTCTCTGTAAGGGGTCCACAAGAGACAGTTGGTAGAAACTATCGTCAAGTAGAGAATATTATTAACGTTTCTTCAATCTCTGAGATCTATTTGATCCAAGAGGTTGCCGATGAGAGATATGAACTTTTGTTTGGTGATGGTATCTTCGGTAAGAAGTTAGAAAACCAATCTATCATCCAAGTAAGTTACATTATCTGTGATGGATCTAGTGGAAATGGTCCAACTAACTTCTCTTTTACTGGATCCGTAAGAAATAGCAATGGAGCTACTTTCTTACCAACTAATATCGTAACTGTAACGACAAATCAATCTGCTACTGATGGTTCTGATATTGAGCCAGTCGAGTCTGTAAAATATTTTGCACCTAGACTTTATTCGTCGCAGTATAGAGCAGTAACTGCTAAAGACTACGAGGCAATCATTCAAAGAATCTATCCAGATACAGAATCTGTATCTGTTGTTGGTGGTGAAGAGTTGGATCCACCAGAATTTGGAACTGTTGTTTTAAGTATCAAACCAAAAAATGGTACTTTCTTATCTGACTTTACTAAAACACAGATTCTGAGTGATTTAAAGCAATACTCTGTTGCTGGAGTAAATCAAAGAATCGAAGACTTGAAACTTCTGTACATTGAACTTAATTCTTCTGTTTTCTACAATGCAAGTCAGATCTCTGATATTAAGCAGTTGAGAACAGATGTTATTTCTAGTCTGAATACTTATTCCGACTCTGTAGATCTTAATGCTTTTGGTGGAAGATTTAAGTATAGCAAAGCAGTAAAGGTAATTGATGATACAAATACAGCAATCACATCTAATATCACAAAAGTGATTATTAGAAGAGACTTGAAAGCATTATTGAATCAATACACTCAATATGAACTTTGCTATGGAAACAAGTTCCATGTAGTTTCTGAAGGATTCAATATTAAGAGCACTGGATTTACTGTAGAAGGTTCTTCTGATCTATTGTACTTCACTGATGTCCCAAATGCTGATATGGAGACTGGTGCCATTGCTATTGTTAAAGAATCTGATGCTGGTCCAGTTGTAGTTGTTTCTGCTGCTGGATCTATTGACTATGTTAAAGGTGAGATCTTAATCAACACAGTCAACATCACTTCTACAGTCAAACAAAACGGAATAATTGAGATTCAGGCAGTTCCAGAATCTAATGATGTCATTGGTCTAAAAGACCTGTATTTGCAACTGGATATCTCCAATAGCACCATAAATATGGCAAGAGATACCATTACATCTGGTGAACAAATTTCTGGGGTAGGATTCCCAGTCGCATCCAGTTATACCAACGGACAACTTAGTAGGAAATGATAAACACAAATTCTGTCTTTGAATCCAGAGTTAAAATTCAGCAAGTTGTAAATAATCAACTTCCAGAATTTATCAAAGATGAAAATCCACTTTCTGTGGATTTTTTCAAATCATATTACACTTCCCAGGAATATGCTGGTGGTCCAGTCGATATTGCTGAGAACTTAGACAACTACTTAAAGTTAGACAAACTAACTCCAGATATCATTGCTGGAATGTCCACGGTAACTGCGGGCATTTCTACTACAGATACAGAAATCTTTGTAACAAATACAAAGGGATTTCCGCAAGAATACGGACTGATTAGATTAGATAATGAAATCATTACCTACACTGGACTAACAACAAACTCTTTTACTGGTTGTGTCCGTGGATTTTCTGGTATTACCTCTTATCATGCTCCAAACAATCCGCAAGAACTGGTATTTACGCAGTCTGAAGCAGATACCCATACCTCTGGAACCTCTGTTCAGAACTTAAGTGCGCTCTTTTTAAAAGAGTTTTACAGAAAACTTAAAAAGTTATACGCACCTGGATTAGAAAATACTCCACTTGCAGAAAGTCTAGATGTAAATAACTTCCTTAAGGAATCGAGAAGTTTATACGAAAGTAAAGGTACGGAAGAATCAATCAAGATTCTCCTCAAGGTGCTCTATGGTGTTGACTCAAAAGTCATTGATCTTGAGCAGTTTCTTGCAAAACCCTCTTATGCAGAGTATGTTCGCAGAGAAGTTGTTGTTGCAAAACTGATTAGTGGAAATCCTGCTCTAATCACTGGTACTACACTGTTCCAAGATGCACAACCACAGAATGGTATCGGAGAAGCTAGTGGACCAATCTCTGAGGTAGAAATCTTTACTAGAGGAACTAGTGATGATATTGGTGTACAAACATATTATAAAATCTCTTTGTTCACTGGATTTGGTGACGAGAGTTTAATCGAAGGTAAGTTTAATATTCCAGGAAGTAGTTTTACCATTGGAAGTCACTCTGCTGGTGCCAGTGTAATAACTGTTGACTCTACAATCGGATTCCCAGAGTCTGGATCTTTTAATATTGGTGATATTACAATCACATATAAAGATAAAACCATTACTCAATTTTTAGGTTGTTCTGGTCTTACGGAAGATATTGATCCCAGAACAGAAATCACTCAAGATCTTGAGGTTTATGCATTTGAAGAAAACGATTTAACTAGACAGGTTAGATTTGTTTTAACTGGTGTTTTGAGTGGTCTGAACACATCTGAAGATATTTTTTCAGCAGTAGAAGGATCTACGATTTCCGTAAAGAATCTTGGTCAAGTTATTCCAAACGAGCAGTCTGATTCATCTTATAAAAAAGTTTTCTTCAACTCTTGGATCTACAACACATCTGCTAGGTATTTTGTAAGTTCCTTTAGTGGATCTACTTTTAACCTACAATCTACCATTGATAGATCTAGTTTAAAGCAAGGTGACTACGTTGACATCGTAGAAAGATCTAGTCAGACTATTGCCGCAGCTAACTTAGAAGTAGTAAGTGTTAACTTAACAAATAATGCGGTAACTCTTGGTTCTGGTGATTATTCTGGCATCAATCCTCTTGGTTCTTATGACATTAGAAGAAGAATCAGTAAAGCAGTCAGTATTGGTGCAACACTTTCTCAAGGTAACAATACTTTAGCAACTGACGTACTGAATACTTACATTGAGAATGAAGAGTTTGGATATGTAACATCTAACTCTTTGCCAACTTATGTGATTAGACCAGTAACTACAGAATCTCAAATTTCTGTTGCTTCTACATTATCTGGATCTATTCAAAACTATGATGTCAACGAATTATCGTATGACACTATTTCTTTCCAGAATGTTGTTCCATTTGTAACTGGTGACGAAGTAATCTATTCACCAGATCCATCTGTTCCAGCAATCATTGGTCTTACAACTAACACCAGTTACTACGTTCAAGTACAACCAGCACCAAACAATAATAGAATTAAGTTAGCACTGTCTAGATCTTTCTTGGCAGCAGGATCTTTTGTGAGATTCAATCCAACCAATAGTGGTCCACATGATTTTATTCTTGCTCAACAAAGAGAAGGTTCTATTCAACCACAAAAACTTTTAAAGAAGTTTCCTCTAGAGCAAAACATTGTAACTGGTGAGAGAGATTTAACACAACCAGGAACTACTGGTATGTTGATTAATGGTGTTGAGATCTCAAACTATAAAGTTGATGATTCTGTTTTCTATGGTCCTCTTAATAGAGTAGAAGTATTTACTGGTGGTAGTGGTTATGATGCTGCTAATCCACCTAGAGTTATTGTAGGAAATCCATCTGTATCTTCTGGAACTACTGCATTAGTGCAACCAGTTGTTGAAGGTTCTTTCAGTGACATTTTAGTTGATCCAGTCAACTTTGATATTGAAGAAATCGTTTCTATTGATGTTACTGGTGGTAATGGAGAAGGTGCTACTGCTTCTGCTATTCTTGCATCTGAGTTTAGAGAAGTATTCTTTAATGCCAATACTTTAGCAGAAGGTGGTGGTGTTGATGTAAGTGCTAACACCATTACATTTGACACCCAACATAACTTCCAAACTGGTGATCCTATTGTATACAACGCATTAGGTAATGCTGCTCTTGGTATTGCTACTAATACATCTAATGATGCTGTACAAGGATTAACACTTCAAACTGGTAATATCTACTATTCTAAGTTCATCAATAGTAGCACCATTCAGATTCATAATACAAAACTGGATGCTCAGTTAGGTATTAATACAATCGGTATTACCACTGAGAACAATGCTGGACTGATGAAGTTCAGAACTACTAATAAGAAGCTTAAAATTGATAGAATTAATGTCCTTAACCCTGGACAAGGATATTCTAATAGAAAACTCATTGTTCAGTCAACAGGTATTAACACTGCAAATGACAGTATTGTTTTCAATAATCATAACTTTACTAATGGTGATTTTGTAGAGTATGAATACTTCGATACTGCTGTCTCTGGACTTTCCACTACAGTTCAGTACAAGGTATTGACTGTTTCTAATAATGAGTTTAGACTTGCCAATGCTGGTGTAGGTGGAACAAACCTTTCTGATTTCAACAGGAACAAATATGTTTCTCTTGGTTCTGTTGGAGTAGGAAGTCACATCTTTAAGTATCCACAAATCACGGTAACAATCAAAGCAGTAACAACGCAGCAAACAGAAGGAACATTTACAGCAACTCCAATCGTTAGAGGACCTATTGTAGATGCTTACCTGTACAATGCTGGAACTGACTATGGATCGGAAATCTTAAACTTCCAAAAGACACCACAAATCACTGTTGAAAGTGGTAAGAATGCTGAGGTAAGACCCGTTATTCTCAATGGAAGAATTGATAGTGTGTTTGTTTTGAGTGGTGGAAGTGGTTACACTTCTCCACCAGAACTGGTAGTTAACTCCAATCCCGTTGGAACTGGTACAACTGGAACTGGAGCAAGACTTAGAGCACTGATTAACAATGCTGGTGTAGTGACCTCTGTAGTCGTTTTGGCACAGGGTTTAAACTACGATACGACATCTACCACCATCAACGTCAATTCCGTTGGTTCTGGGGCAATCCTGAACGGTTTCGTGAGACGTTTAGGTATTAATAACTTTGCCAAGATTAATGATAATGGTGGAGAAATCGTAGCACCTACTCCAGGAAGAGGTCTTGAGTATGCTGCTATTGGTTATGGACAAACACT